CCATGCGTTAGGATGAAGACGCAAAAATTATTCTCCATTGTCTTCGTCCCCCTCGTTTCCTTTCTAAAATAAATCCACAACCGAACCCAATGCCTAAACCCAAGCCAAACACCGCTTCAACCATCCCAATCCATTGCAGTTACGCCCGCCTTGCGGACGTAACTTCGCTCGTCGCCAACCCCCGCAACCCAAATAAACACTCAGATAAACAGGTGGCGCTCCTCGCAAAAGTCATCCGCCATCAAGGGTGGCGCGCGCCGATCACGATCAGCAAGCGAAGCGGATTTATTGTCACCGGCCACGGGCGACTAGCCGCCGCTCTCCTCCTCCAAGTTGAGCAGGTGCCAATTGATGAGCAGGATTTTGCCACGGAGGCCGACGAGTGGGCGCACCTCGTCGCAGACAACCGCATTGCCGAGCTGGCCGATGCTGACAGGGGGATGATTGCCGACCTGCTCGGCGAGCTTGACGCCGGGGGGCTTGATATGGATCTGACGGGGTTTGACATGGAGGCGTTAGAGGAGGCCCTGGCAGAGTCAGATGTGCCACAACAAGATGACATTTATACAAACAAGATTGTCGCTCCAATCTACGAGCCTAAAGGCGAGCAACCTCCAATCTCAGATCTCATCGATAGGAGCAAGACAGAGGAACTGATGAAGGGGATCAAGGCGGCTGACCTCCCGAACGAGGTCGCTGAGTTTCTTAGATTTGCCGCGGAGAGGCACACTACGTTTCACTTTCGCAACATCGCAGAGTTCTATTGTCACGCAGACAAGCCGACTCAGGATCTCATGGAAAAATCTGCGCTCATTATCATCGACTTTGACAAGGCGATTGAGAATGGATTCGTGCATTTAACGGAAAAACTTGGGGCATTGGCAGACCAACAAAACGAGGAGGACGAAGACAATGGAGAATAATTTTTGCGTCTTCATCCTAACGCATGGCAGACCTGAACGCGTACACACTTACGACAGCTTAATGAAGGCTGGCTATACCGGGAAGGTGTTTATCGTCATCGATGACGAGGATAAGACTGAAGAGGAATATCGAAAGCGATTTGGCGAAAAAGTTCTGCAATTCTGCAAGAAGGAATGGGCAGAGAAGACAGACGAGGGCGACAACTTTAACCACCGCAAGGCGATTGTCTACGCTCGGAATGCTTGCTGGGAATTAGCGAAGCAAGTTAAGTGTGATTACTTTGTGCAGTTCGACGACGACTACACAAATTTCATGATTCGATTTGATTCAAAACTAAAGTTCCAAAATGGAAGAATAACACAAAACATTGATGCCGCATTAACTGCGCTTTTGGATTTTTACAAATCCATCCCTGCAACAGCAATTGCGTTTTGCCAAGGGGGAGATCACATAGGAGGAAGGTACAAAGGACTTGGAAGCCTTGAAATAAAAGATGTAAGATTGCGAAGGAAGTGCATGAATAGTTGGTTCTGTGACGTTAACAAACCCTTTAAATTTGTGGGACACATGAACGAAGACGTGAGTGCTTACGTTCTAAATGGGTTGCAGGGACATCTGTTTTTCACAGTCATGCAAATGATGTTAGTGCAGAAACCAACCCAAACAACCGCAGGGGGGATGAGCGACCTTTATTTGTCATCCGGCACTTACGTAAAATCATTTTACTCGGTCATGCAATCCCCTTCATGCGTAAAAATCGGGCAACTTAAAGATCCTCGGAATCCAAGCGGATGCCGTATCCATCACAAAATCAACTGGCACAATGCTTGTTCAAAAATTCTTAGAAACAAATGGAGGAAGGCACGATGAAAACTAAAGTCGTAATCCCGTGGCACAACGCCGATCAACTAGACATCTTCCTTCATGCATGGAGCATCGACCAAGACGATGACAGGGCAATTTTTCAACAAGATAAGACGAAGGAAGGATGTGCGAGAACGAAGAACCGAGGAATCACTGCCGCGATAGAATCAGGAGCCGACATTGTGATCATCCTCGACGATGACTGCTTTCCTGAGCAGGGGCAGACCTTTGGCGAGTTTATCGCGGCGCATGAAATCGCGCTCGAGCCTCAGTCGGTAGAGATGTTCGAAGTGGTGACAGATCCGCCAAGCCGGGGAACGCCGTACTTCAATCGAACGATCGAAATGCCAGTCGCGGCTTCAATGGGGTTCTGGACGCACGTCGGCGATTACGATGCGCCGGGTCAGCTTGTCCATGGCGCAACCAAGCTGATGAAGTTTAGTCGAAAGGCAATTCATGGGCGATACTTTCCGCTGTGCGGAATGAACCTTGCTTTTCGTGTTGCCGAGTGGCCGTGGTGCCAGTTTATCGACGTGCCGAGGTTCGATGACATCTGGCAGGGATTCATTTGGCAAAGACAGGCATTTTTTGAGGGCAAATGCTTTAATCTTGCGGGCCCACTCGTTCGACATTCAAGGCAAAGTAACGTTTGGCAAAACCTCCAAGACGAGTCAAAAAATCTAGAGAGGAACGAAACTATCTGGCAAGACATCTACCGCTTACCGATAGGTGATTACGATCAGATCAAAACTGCTCTTGGTCTTCAATGAGCGCCGCCACCCCAACCCCCGACCCGCTAACGTGGCCGAGCGACCGCATGGCGCGTCTGCTCGACATGACCACGCGCCGCATGAACCAGCTCGTGAGCGAAGGCGTGCTTTTCCGCGAAGAGCGCGGGCGTTACTCGCCCCTAAAAAACGCGGTTGCATACATCCGCTATCTGCGTGACAGGCGTGACCAAGCTGGCACCGCGTCAAATGAAGATGACGACAAAGCGACGAGACGCGCGCTCAACGTGGCACGCCACGACGAGATCCGCCTAAACATGGAAGTCACCGCGCGCACCCGCATCCCGCTCGACCTAATCGAAGAGATTGACGAGCGCCTGCACTCTAACATTGCGGGCATCCTCAAGAGCAGGCGAAACAAGACGCTCGACGAGGAAGCTTTGTCTGACATCTTCGGCGAGCTTCGGCAAGTCGGGCCAACCCTCCGCGCGTGGCATCAGCAAGTGACCGCCGCCGAAGTGCCCGTTGTCGCTACGCCTGTCAACCCGCCCGCCGAAGCAGACGATGACGAAGACGACGACGAATGAGCAACGCCACCACCATCCGCCCCCACGAGATCCGCGCAATCTCTCGCTCCTCAGCGGTGGAGCTTCGCGCCCGCATCGCGGCGCGTTGCTACGCGTTCTCTTCGCTCGTCCCGCCGGAGGAGTGGGCGCAGGACATTTACCGCCTCCCCACCGGCGGACGGTTTCGCTGGGAGTTTGCGCCGTATACTCGCGCGATGTTCAAGAGCATCTTCGACCCCAACTCCATCGAAACTTCGATGCAACTTTTTAGCCGTGGGCTCAAGTCAACGGTCATTCTTCTTGCCATCGGTTACGTGATCGACCAAGCACCGCGGCGCATCCTCAGCTTGTGGCCAACCAATGGACAAGGGGAGAAGTGGAGCAAGGACAACTTGTGCGGGGAGTTGCTGAACTGCACTCCCGCCCTTAGCTACCTCGGCAACGCCACGGGCAAACGCATCACAAGCAACACCCTCCTCCACAAAGAATTCCCCGGCGGGCTCATCGACATCTTCGGTGCCAACTCCCCAGGCGATATGCGACGCGCGAAAGGATCGTTCCTCTACGCTGACGAAATCGACGCAATCGGCACCGAGCAAACCGACGAAGGCGACCAGCTCGCGATCTTCAATAAACGCGGCGACGAATATCCCGACACCATCCGCGTATTCTCCTCCTACCCTTCGGTGCAGGGGCTCAGCAGAATCAACGCGAGGCTGAAAGACTCAGACCACAACGAATGGCATTCGACGTGCGTGGAGTGTGGGGGCGAACCGTTCGTCATGCATCGGAATCAACTCCGCTATGACATCGCATCCCCAGAAGGTGCCCGCCTTGAATGCCCGCGGTGCTCCGCTTTGCTTACCGACCGCCAACGCTATGACATGGCACACCGCCAAGGCTACGACAACTGGCGACCGCGCAACGCCTTCCGTGGGAAGCGTGGATATCAGGCGAACGCGCTCCTCTGGCCTCACCCAGTAGACGAGAAAAAATACGCGGGGGGCTGGCTGCAGTGCATCGCCCAACAAGAGATTGACGCGAAGCAAAGCGACAACCCAAGGCGATCGATGCGCGTGCTTGTCAACACCGTGGACGCGGAACCTTGGGATCCTACCGAAGACAGCGAAAAGCCGCCAGAGTGGCGGGAGATCTACGAAGCCCGCGAACACTACACCGACGCGCCGCGTGATGCGCTCTTTCTCACCGCGTTCGTTGACGTCCAGCTCAATCGCCTCGAATGCGGATGGCGGGCGTGGGGAAGGAACGAGGAAAGCTGGGGGCTCGACCACGTGGTTTTAGATGGACACGTTCGGATGGCAGACGTTTGGAAATCTTTACGCAAGCAACTCGCCCGCAAATTCCCGCGCGAAGGTGGCGGGTATCTGACCCTTGGCATGGCGCTCGTTGACGGCGGCCACTTCGCCGAGGACGTTTACCGTTTCATGCAAGAACTTTCGACGAATCCGATGCCGGGGGTGAGCGGGAAATGTCGGGCGAGCAAGGGCGTCGGGCAAGCCAACCACCCGATTATTGACCGCAAATGGAAGACGGTGGCGCGCAACCTTAAAGGGTATCACATCGGCACGTGGGAGGCGAAAGATCGCATCTATGAGCGGCTCAAGGTGAAGGCGAAAGACGGCGAGACGCCCGAAGGCATCATGCACTTCAACCAGCGATTCGGCGAAGAATATTGCCAGCAGTTGACCGTTGAGACGGTGGCGATTAGCTACGAGCGAGGGGAGGAGGTGCGGAAATATTTAAACGCGAAGCAGGCGCGAAACGAAGCGATAGACATTGAAGTTGGCAACCTCGCCGCCTTCCGCCTGCACCCGCGCAACATGGACGCGCTTGAGGATGAGCTTGAGAATCAGCAACCCATCAACGCGCCTGCGCCTCCTCAGGCGGCGAGCGTTATGCGGGGTGGCGGGTGGGGGCTTTAAAATTAATTCATTGCAAAGAGGGGAGAGAATCGGCAAGGTTCTATCGCTTATGACAAAGCCTATTGAACTGCGTGACTATCAAAAAACCATAGTCGCCTCCACCTTAATCGCCTTACAAACTCACTCGCGGGTGGTTGTGGCTTGCCCGACAGGATCAGGGAAAACCGTCATTGCCATCCACGGAATCCTTCCCAACCTGCAAGGGAAAACGGCTTGGGTGACGCACCGAAAAGAGCTTGAAAAGCAGGTGCATGAATACGGGGCAAACCTCAGAGTGTCCCTAGTGCAACGGAAAATCTTTGGCGATTACCAGAATATCATTATCGACGAGGGGCACCACGTTTGCGCGGATCAGTATCGGCAAATCCTAGAAGACCACCCTTCGGCAAAGATTATTGCTCTCACCGCAACCCCTTATCGGCTTGATGGCGTCGGGCTTGGATCATGCGGATTCACCAAGATCATCCACGGGCCAGACACCTACGACCTCACCGAAGACGGCACGCTTTGTCGGGCCCGCGTCTACATTCCAAAATCAGAACACACGGCGGCGTGGTCGCCTGATGCCGCGGCAAGCCGAATTGCCAAAACCGAATTCACTAAGGGGATTGTCTTTTGCCGATCAGTGGATGAGGCAAAGGAACTCGCGCAACTCCTCACCGCCGCAGGAATAAAATCTGCCAGCATTGACGGGATGACAGACCCAGAAAAACGGGGGCAACTCTTCAAGGGATTTGCGAAAGGAAAGCTAAAGATCATCTGCAACCACACTATCTTCACCGAAGGCGTCGACGTTCCCGACGTGGATTTGATTGTTCTGAACCGCCACACTTTGAGCCGGTGCCTATGGAAGCAGATGATCGGGAGAGGAACTCGAAACGCCCCCGGCAAGCAGGAATGCACGGTGCTAGACCTCGCGGGCAACGGCGTCTTCCACGGATCAATTTACGACCGAGAAATCTACGACCTCAATGGCAAGGTCGAATCTACCGAATCGCGAACACTCACCGAGACAGGGGGCGAGGACGAAACAACTTATGACCACAACCAAGGAGAAGAACTAAAGGAATGGAAACCACAACCGAAACCAATCAGGCTAATCGCGAGCTTACAAAGACTGAAATTCAAATCGTTGTTGCACAGATTCAGGATCGCCTGATGCGCGTGGCGAAGGCGCAGAGGGATTATATCGAAGACATTGAACTGCACTGGCTTCAGCACCCTATCGATGAGGAGGTTGAAAGAGATGAATACCCAGAAGAGGAAAAAAAGACTCAGCTAAGGAAGAAATATGACATCCCTGAAGGTGTGCATTTATTTATGGATGGGGTTGACTCGGCTCTTTTGGACTCGGATGCGAAAGCCTGCAAACCCTACATCGTAGCGTTTGTGAACGGGAAACTAACGGGGGAAACGTTGTATCACTTGCTGTTTTTCTTTGAGGAAGTCGGCGAATGCGATTACGGGTGGATCCTTGTTGAACGCCCAATCGGATTCTATGACGCGCCGAGTGATGAAGACTTTGAAGAAATAATGACCGAGATCCGATCAATCGGAACGCGATCAAGAACGAAGGCTAAAAACCTGCCGAAGCTGACAAATTTAAACTAAACTCCTCCTCTCAACCCCAACGCCCCATCGAAGCAATTCGGTGGGGCGTTTTTTGTGTGCGGGTTGCCAATCTTTGCGGGGGTGGTGAAACTCAAGGCACAATGCCTGACCCACTCGTCGGAATCCCAATGCAGTTTGAAGCTGGGGACACCGTAATTTTCACCGAAGCTTTCGCCGACTACGCGCCCGGCACCTACACCGCCACGCTCGTCCTAAACAACCGAGTCGCCGCGGCAACCACGATCACCGCCACGACTTCGGGCGCGCTCTTCCTGTTCACGCTCAGCGCCACCGTCACGGCCGCGATCACCGCAGGCGCTTACACCTACGCGATCTATGCGACGAGCGGAGCGACCCGCTACACCGCAAAGCAGGGCACGATCAACGTGCTAGCCAACCTCACCGCCACCGCAACCCCATCCTTCGCCCAGGCGCAAGTTACTCGCCTGCAAACCATCCTCGCCGAGTTCAGCGCGACGACGAAGCAAAGCGTCAGTTTCAACGGGCAATCCTTCTCCCGCGGGGCAATCAAAGATTACCAAGAGCAACTCAGCTTCTGGCAAGCCACCGTGATACGCGAAACCGCCGCCGACAACGCCGCGCGCGGATCCACGACGAGCAACCGCATCACGCTTTCGTTCGTCCCAGCCAACAACCTCGACCCCACCTATTACGCCCGATGAACATTTTCACGAAGATATTCAGCAAAAAAGGCGGGAACAAAACAGGGGAACGCGGGTTCCGCGAACTCGCTTCGGTTGGCGGTGGCATCAATGGCGATTGGCCCGTAAGTCAGATCGGGGAAGACGCCGATATGTGGCAGAACGCGTGGGCGTTGACCTCCCGCGTTCGCGATCTTTTTCGCTCCAATCCGCTCTACCAAGCATATCGTGAAACGCTGTGGGCGAACGTCTTCGGGAGCGAAGGCATCATGCTTCGGAGTCGCGTAAAAGAGCAGGAAGACCGCATCGTGCAGAACGCCGGAGAGAAGGCGACGCTTCGCGCCTACGACGCGCGAATTGACCGCGTGCGCGCTCACGCCGCCGAGCGGAGTGGCAACCCGTTCCACCCAACAAACCGCCCGTGGATCGGCTCTAATGGCTCAAGCAGGGCGCAAGTCAAAGTTGGTGAGCCTGACGTGTTCGCGCGGCAAATGATTGAGAAAAAATGGGCGGAGTGGCAACGGGCGGAATACTGCGACACCCGGGGGACGCGTAACTACAAAACGATGCGACAGCTTCGCCTAATTTCAGCGGTTCGAGACGGCGACTTTTTCATCCGCATGATTCGCGACCCTCGGGTAAATAAGTTTGGTTTCTCGCTTCAGATGATCAATGCGGAGTGGTGTGATCGCCTGATGAACGGGACGCTCGAGAACGGAAACGTCGTGCGAATGGGCATTGAATACGAGAGCTCAAGCTGGGGGCTTGGAAAGGCGGTGGCTTATTATTTCATCCGCCGTCAGCCCAACGACTGGCAGTTCACGATTGCAGGCACCTTCGGCTTCGGGGCGATCAACAATGGGCTCCATGACCGCATCCCCGCCCGCGAAATCATCCACTACGCGCGCCCCGTGGACAGCGATTCGACCCGCCCCGCCCCGTGGGTTGCAACGACAATCCCGAAGGCGCGCCAACTCGACCAATACGAGCTCGCCGAGGTGGTCGCCGCTCGTCAGCAGGCGACGAAAACGGGGTGGCTTTACTCGGACGTTCTCCCCGAAGGCGGGAACGCTGGCTTCACCGTTGACCCGCGCAACGGTCTACCCAATCAGCAGATGGGGCCGGGCGACATCGGCGCTCTTCCTTGGGGGGTGAAGTATCAAGCGATCGACCCGACGCACCCAAACGGCAACTTCGGCGAGTTCAGAAAAGCGATGGTGCGGAGCCAATGTGCGGGGATGCCTGGAGCCAATTACTCCACGATGGCGAATGATTACGAGGCGATCAATTTCAGCGCGGGACGCCTTCAGAAGCTCGACAGCAACGAGCTTTTCAAGCTCATCCAAACCTTCGACATTGACTACGCCGAGCGTCCAATTTTCGAAGCTTGGTTGGAGATGGCGCTGACCACCGGCGCGATTCCGCTCCCCCTAGCTAAGTTCGACAAATTCAGCGCGGCAGTCTTTCAAGGGCGGAGGTGGCAAGGGGTGGACGAGGGGAAAGAAGCGACAGCCGCGGCGCTCCGCGTGGCAAATCACATGAGCAGTTTGAGCCGCGAATGTGCAGACAAAGGAGCCGACTTTGAGGAGATCGCTTTTGAGCGCGCGGAAGAGTTGATGCTTCAGGAGCAACTCGGCATCAACCCTCAACTGACCGTCGCCTATCCGCCCCCGCAGATGCCCGCGGCGAAGCCTGACGAAGAGGATGAGGAAGACGAGGAAGAGGATGAGGATGAGGAAGATGAAGAGGACGACGAGGAAGAAATGGCGCAAGCAATCGCCGCCGCTAAATCCCGCCAATGAACCGCCGAAAGCCAACGCCGAAGCCAATCATCAACCGCGACCCCGCGCAACTGACCACCCGATGAAGCCGCCCGATTACATCATCTCCGCCGCGAAGCGCGGGCTGGAATTGCTTGCCGATGGCTACGGCGGCGACGGGCTCACCGAAGGCACGAAAGACGCCGCGCGACGCATGGCCGCGGGCGAGGTGAGCGACGAGAAAATTGTGAAGGCGAACGCATGGGGGGCGCGGCACGCGGTCGACCTTGAAGCAGGAAAAAACAACAACGCCGACAACCCCGAATGGCCGGGGGCGGGGGCGGTTGCTCACTACCTTTGGGGGATTAACCCGCTCAACCCCTCACCCGCCCGCGAATGGTTCGCACGCCAAGCAGAGAAAATTCAAAACCCTAAAAAAATGAAATCACCGACCACAACTCAATACCGCGCAGGCATGGCATCCACCGACGACTCGGGGCTGATGACGCTCTCTATTTGTTCAGACATCCCCTATCAACGCGGATCGATGGAGGGCGACTATTACGAGGTGCTCGACCACTCGCCTGGGATGATGGATTACACCCGCCTAAGCAACGGTGCCGCCCTCCTCTTCAACCACGACCGCAACATCCAAATCGGCACCGTGAGCAACCCGAAGATCGTTGATGGGCGCACCTACGTTGACGCCAAAATCTCAAGCGCGCCCGACGTCGCAAGCTACGCTCAACGCATGAAGGAAGGGATTCTAAAGGACACGTCGATTGGTTACGAAATCATGGATGACGGCGAGCAGGTGGGAGAGATCGATGGCACCCCAGTCTTCAAGTTTAAGTTCCGCGTCCACGAGGCTTCGATGGTCACGATCCCCGCCGACACCACGGTTGGCATGGGACGCTTTCGCTCCTTGCAAGGCGATGAGGACAAGCAAGTTTCGTTCATCAAAAAACTGGGGGTTGCGAATGCAATTCCACAATCTCAATCTCAAATCAATCCACCTGCAATCAAATCAATCCCTACAAAACCTAAAATGGAAATCACCATCGACCCAACCAGCGAGCGCAATTTAGCGGTCGCCGAATTCAAAAGCCGTTGCAAAAAAATCGACGACTTCACCGCTTCCTTGAAGCACCCTCAGTGGCAGAAGGCCGCCGCTGAAATCGGCGCGAAGCACAAGACTGGCGAAGCCGACTTTGAAGCGTTCCGCCATGAAGCTCTCGACGCTTTTGAAGGTGTGACCCGCGTGAGCGCAGAAGACAAGGGAATCGGCATGAGCGCCCGCAACCTTGGCGACTACTCGCTCGTTCGCGCTCTTTCTGGCGCGGCTCATGGCAAGCTGACGGGCCTCGAAAAAGAAGTTTCCGACACCGTCGCGAAATTGACGGGGCGCGAAACCCAAGGGTTCTTCATCCCGCAGGATGTGATGACACACAAGCGCGCGCTCGCCTCCAACGTCTTCTCCGCCGCCGGTGCGCTTGTTGAAACTGGCTTCCAAGGGCAGTCGCTCATCGAACTCCTCCGGAACCAGATGTACACCGTGGCGATGGGCGCGCGGACGATCAGCGGGTTGAAAGGCAACCTTTCGATTCCCTCGCAAACTGGCGGGGCGACGGCGTCTTGGCTCAGCGAAAACGCTACCATCGCCGAATCCAACCAGACCGTCGGACAGGTGAGCTTGACTCCTCATCGCCTCGCCGCCGCAACCGCCTTTACTTTCCAGTTGCTCGCTCAATCCACGCCTGACGTTGAGTCGTTTGTGCGCGAAGATTTGATGCGCGTGCTGGCGATCGCCAAGGATCTCGCGGCCACCTCTGGCACTGGCTACGCAGGCCAGC